CGGCCCTCTTCCACATAACTGTAGAAGCCAACCTTCTGACTACGTGCTAGGAACTGGTCATCAGGAAGAACCTTGACCTGTCCACGACTCTCGCTCTGGATCGCAACTGGGCGAAGGAAAGCGTTACGTGTTGCGTCGATACCGATGATTAATTCATCACTACCTGTTCCATTCCAAGTCGAACTATTTGTGTGACCCGAATCAGCAGACTGATAGGTTAGACCTTTAGCTTGTGCAAAGGTTCCGAATAGAGTATTGTACTTTCTATTTAGACCAAGCTCAAGTAGCTCATGGATTGTTACACCGAAGATTTCCTGTGTTCCACTACCACGGAAGATCTCTTCGCGCACGGAGTTAGGAAGGCCTAGAACACCACTTGTGTTTGTTCCAGCTACTCCGTTAGCTCCACGTGTGTTCATTGGCTGATAAGCAAATCCGCGAATCTGCTCCTTAACCTCAGGACTTACGAATAGATCGGTTAGACCACGAGCCTGTAGATTTAGAGGAGTACCACCTGTGTAAGCGGCATTGATTCTACGAACTGTTGTCCATAGCTTGTTTAATGTGTCAATATCAAAGACACCGTCACTTACTGATCGGATAACGTGATTCTGGACTGTTCCACCAATTACGTTTGTTGCAGTTGTTGCTTCGGCAGCTGCCTTTAGGATAACTGCCCATGCATTACGCTCTTGCTTAACAAGAAGTTCGTTAGCCATACGCTCTAGACCAGCAGCAACAACGTCAAGACGTGCGCGGCGGACATAGCGTTTTTCCATGGAGATCGCACTATCTAGACGATAGGTGTTGATCTTCATTTCTTGTAGACCCTGTTGTAGGGATGTAGGTAGGCCACCACCAACTGTCTGACTCCAGACACTGATTGAGCCCTCACCTTGTCCATAGTATAGGTCAAGAGGGATTGATGGAGAATCGTCCTCATCGAACTCGATGTCACGATAGATCATGCTAGCTGTACCAGCCTGTAGTAGAACTTGAAGAACTACGTCACTAATGAAAGCCGCGAAAGCTTCCTGAGCCTGCATTGCAACTGTTTTGTTTTCAGATGCAAGTGCCTTGATTAGCTCGATCTGCTCTGGGTTTTTTTCAAATTGAATTTTCATATAAATTTGTTTTGGTTAATGGTTAAGATTATAGCTCGATCTTGATTAGGGCGAAGCCGTCTTGGTTGATAGGGCCTAGAAACTTACCTAGAACGTTACTTGCAATACTGCTTGTGCCTGTGTTGTAGTAAGGAGCAACCTTGATTGATCCGTCATTAGCATCAGCGGTGGCGAAACCAGAGCCGAAGCTTGGGTTACCATAAGTACCAGTACTGATACCACTGTAAAGGAATAGACCCTTTGTGACAACAGGCATTGCCTGTCCACTGATGATCACATCCATCTCAGCAGCCTTGCGAGGGTGGAAAAGTAGAACTTCACCGTTTTCATCCGTTGTGCGGAAATCCTTTAGAGTCGCACCAATAACTTGGTTCCTTGTAGCACCAGAAGGGGCAACAGCTAGTGACCAAGCTGGAGTGAATAGGGCGGAAACGGAGTTACCATAGATGGAGAGATTGTTAACAGTCTCGTCATCTCTTAGGTTAACACCACTTGAAGCGGCAGTAACGAATGTGCCCTTCGATAGGAAGGACTGGCCCGTTACCGTGAATAGATTGATTACATCGTGTTCGTTGTAATCTCTGAATGGTTTTAGGTTTGGCATAAATTTTTGTTATGTTGTTTTTTTGTTTGTTTTTAGATAATTGCTTATCTGAAATTTTTACTTATTAAATGTTACACTGTTTCTATTGAAAGCAGCACTTATTTTTTGAACCAGTGAATCCTGAGCGGGACTCATGGAGTTAGGAATTAGCTGTTCCTCAACTTGAACTGAGGCAACAATCTTTGCAACCTTACTTGCAAGGGCGTTCTCTCCAACTTCAGGAAGAGTCTTGAGTGGATTGTGTTCTTGAGACTCATATTTCTCTAGTGACTCAACATTACTCTCTGGGAAGCCAGCTGGCTTTTTATATTTTTGCTCGGAATAATTATAGTGTTTTGAAACTTCATCGTTTGTTTCAACAGAACCCTCACCAGCTGTTGCTGTAACTGGGCCGTTGTCCATTTCTTTATCTTTCTTATCGGCTTTTGCCTTGGATCCGGCAAACTCATTTTCCTCATCAGCCATTGCTTCATCATCAGCACTTACATCCTTGTCATTTTTAATTTTTTGTGCTGTCTTGTTAGGGGCATTCTTTGCAGGAGAAACCTCGGCCCTATTTGAACCCCCATCCTTGATCTTGTCTGCACCCTCTACAAGCTCTTGCTGGTCAACAGACTCGCGCTCAGACTTTTTCTTGCCGGAAGCTAAAACTGCGAAACGGTTATACCATTTTGTGAAAGCCTCGTCGTTCTCAATAGCGTTTAGATCTTCAGCAATGATCTCACGATCAGCATCGGTTAGATTGAACTCTTCGTCGATTAGACTCATGCGGCGTTGGAAATTAGCTGCAATCTCATTAGCCTTGATAGCCTGTTGCATTGCGGCAACTTCTGCCTTGATTGATTCTAGATCAGTCTTTAGCGCTGTTGCCTCGGCAACCGCAGCCTCTAGCGAAGTTTCTTTTTCGTTTACTTTGGCTGACCAATCTTTTGCATGTTCAGCGATCTTACTCGAAATAAATTCGCGCACTGCACTTGCTGTTAGTTCCTTGATAGCCTCATCGGTGATATCTTCAAGCTTGTTGATTTGCATGTTGTTTTTTACATCTTGTATATTAGAGTGGACACTTTTTTTGTTATTAATATCATTTAAATTTGCTTTAGCCTTATAGTCTTCAGCCTCATCACGAACTAGAACGCCCTTTACTTCTGCGGCCGGGTTATTTGTAAAGCCGATACCGAGAGGAAGAACAGAACCCTGTAGATTCAAATAAATTGGCTGTCCATCTTGATGAAAACCACTTCCACCAAATACTTTTAGATCATCTTTCATTGCCATGATTGTATCTGGCTCATCAACAATAGTCGCCTCATTTAAATTCTTACTACCCTTGGCAACATTGAATTCATTGAAACCTAATTCCCAACTTGCACTTACAGAAAGATACTTTGGTGAACTAGGATCACTACTCTCGGCAAGCTCTTCTGCAAATTCTGGATTGGCAACCTTCCAAACAAAACCAGAAAGAACAACGTTGAACGGTTCATTTGTATCTTGGACTTGTTCTGAGGTTAGCGGCTGACTAGAGCCGAAAGAACTAAATCCATAACCAGTACAAAAGCCGACAATTGTTTTCCTATTATGCTCGATATTAAAGGGCTTATTAACAAAATTCTTTAACATATTAAATGCAACATCATTACCAATAATGTGTCCATTCTTATTACCGCGATTAACTACAAAAGCATCAAAAGCTACTGCCATTAAATCCTTGTTAACATCTAGGTTAATATGAGTGGGAAGAAATTGTTTTAGTTGATTAATAGAAGCAGTTGCTAAATATTTGTCTTGGTCTTCGGCAATTTTCGCCTGAACAATGATACCATCAAAGACAGAATGATACTTGAAATTATCGTGCATAGTAAGTTTTACACCCGCACCTTCTATAGGGGCAATATTTTTTAGATTAGAACTCACTAAAAGCTTCTCATCGGAATCTTTATTTGTAACCTCAAAAGCACACAAGTTAATTTGTTTACCGGGACTATACTCTAAATCATTTAAATTAAAATTTCTAGCGGAGTCTTCAACGATAATCATATTAATAGTAATAATATTCTTACACGAAAACTAAATTAATTCGCGCAAGAAAGAACAAGTTTTGATTCGGCATCGCGCCTTTCTAAAAGCCCGTCTAAACCCTTATCTTTCCAAATTCTTTTCATCTTCTGTAATTCTACCGCAATACTTCTATAATCCTTTTTAGGAACTAGATCACGAATCTCTCTCATTTCTCTACGGCTATCGCCAGCCATACTAGCCCCACGATTAAATACCAAAGAAACAATGGCACCATATGCATTGTCGCATAGAGAATCCAAACCCGGAAAAGCTCTTTCAGCGAGTCTGGCGAATTTTGGCCAAGTATATTTATCAAATATTTCAACTGCTTGATCCCATGTTATTTTTATATTTAAGTTAAGGACGGATTTTGTATATTCTTTGCCAGCCTGTCCAGTTTTACCAGAGGCTGCACGAACTGCCTTGAGTTGATCAGGAGGAAGGAAATTAAAAATCTCAGATAATTCAGTAGGTGTATAGTATCCACAATCTATACCTATAGCAAGAGTCATGCCACTTGCGCCGCCCGGCCACGTTGGGCCACTTAAAAACCTTTCATAATACTCCTTGCCACCGCCAACTTCATATTCTAAAATTAGTGAAAGAGCTTTTGCACTTGGGTTTTTCATAATGCGGTCTCCTGTATATTATAATCATTTTCTTTTGCATTATTAGATAAAATTCTTTCATCTAAATTAACATTTTTATTTTCATTAGCATTAGAAGATTCGGCAATACCCTGAACACCAACACTTGAAGAAGAATTGTATTTTAAATCTACCAGACCCTGTGCGCCCAAATAAACAGAAATAACTAGGGCAATCTGTTCCATAATTTTACTAAATATTGCCGCATAAGTTGTGATAACAATATCATGATCTTTTGGAATAAAAAAAAGTATTGCAACGGCAATAAAAAACATAGTAACTATAATCAGAAGAGAAGTCATTATTATGAAAAACTTCTTTGAAGCCAAATGGTTCGTATCTTCCATTTGCCGTTTTAAATAATCTGGGGTATTTGGAGGCGCCTCGCCGTTAGTTAAAAAAGCGTGTGCAGTTTTAGCGACATCTATTATTTGCTGCCACATAATATTTTATATTAAAAAGGGTAGAGACATTTTGCCATATGAAATAGCAACTCTTAAACCAATATATCCACCAATCAATACTAATAAACCTAAAATTATAAAATTTCTATACCAAATAGATGTATCTTTTTGCGAGATTTTTAATTTAGCCGCATTGTATGAATTTAAAAGATCAGACTGAATTTTTTCGTTATTTTTCTGTTGCTTAATAATAGTATCGGTGAATTTTGTTTTTTCTACAATTTCATTTTTTAATTGATTCGCAACATCTTTATTTTTCAATAATTCCTTGTAGTCATCCGTATTAACAACTACAACTTTATTACCCTTAAGCTGTTCTGGCAAAATAATAACCCTTTGTCCGGTGGGGTTTTTTTTAACATCAACCGTTTGGTATAAACTCTTTACATCAAGTCTAACGGCAGGAGGACTAACTAAACGAGTAGTTTCATTTGAATAGTACCAAGCAAGATCTATTCTTCCCTTATCAAGTGAATCATTTACACCATAGACGGCCTGCTTTAATGGCTCGGATTGCTTTTCTATAAATTTAGGATTACATCCACCTAAAAAAAATAGAACTCCAAATAGTGCTATTGTTAAATTCCTCATGATACTATTTACACCAAATTAATTAAAAATTAATTAATAATTGTCAAGATAAGCCAAGAGACTGAATTGTTTGCATATACTGAGTAATTCTACTATCTAGTAATGACTGGCTAGGAATTTTTGGCCCAAACGAATAATAAGATAACGTCGCTGAGCAATTATATTCCTGCTTCGGTATGGAAAGATAATTTCCCCTAGAAAATACATAGGCCGTGCCAGTTATGGGGGGATAATATGGAGTTGAATTATTTGAGGCGATATGGTCTGATTGGGAAAATCTGTAACCATATTGTGCATATAAAACATAATTAGCTATAGAGTTAATACCAATATAGCCAGTAGCTACAGCGCTCTGATTTGCAGCATAATCAGTTTTACTATTTTGGCAATAAAATTGTAATTGCCTAACATAGGGGGCGGCTCCAAAATGCGCGCCAATCGAGGAATATTCGTTTGTGGCTCCAACAATACCCATATATGTACTAGTTCCAGCCAGCGCTTTTGTTACATAAACAGCCATATGCTGATTTCCAAAACCGTCCGCATCAAATCTTCTATTTGTGTCTAAAAATTTTGCCGTTCCGGCTCTAGTTCCACTACTATGAATTCCAGATGTTCTATTATAATCATTAGTGTTAAAATTATAATTTGTTGGACCAGGTTGTCCCAACATTAAAGGTTGTAGTGCGCCAGTTAATGTGCGCGGTCCGGCCATTAAACATGAGGACTGCAAACCGCTCCACGTTCCATCAGCCTTGCATCCCGTGATAAATGTATTCATAGCGGATATAACCGTAGACTCCAAGGCTTGACCATCTGCCTTTTGCACACTATCAACATAAAAAAGAGTATTAACATCTAATTGCGATGCTGCCTGCCAAACCAGCGTACTACCCCGATAGATCTTAAAAATCTGCGTTGTCCCAAGAAGTATGCCACTAGCTTGAGTTAATAACATGTTAAGCCCCCGTTATAATATAAAGAGTAGCAGGATTAATCTGGGCACCTAATGCATTATATGCGCTTAGTCCCATCCCTATAATAGAGGTGACCGTTGAATTGCCCGTAATAACCGGACTACCCTTAGAAAAAACACCACTAGAAAAATTACCACTTCCACCGACATTTAAGTCATAAGTGAAAATACCAGTTCCACTTACATTTATATTTTTAGCAAAAATACCAGTTCCACTTACATTTATATTTCCAGAAAAACGAGTATTTCCACTAACATCTAAATTAAAGGTAGGGTTAGAATTATTAATACCAAAATTATTATTAAAAACTGTAAGACCAGCTTGGTTTCCAGAGTATGGAGTATTTCCTGCAAATAAATATAATTTTGCATTCGGATTTGCATTACCAATATAAAAATCATTTGCAAGCGAGTACAGATATGCATCTCCAGTATATCCCACATATGCTCCAGTGTATTTTGAGCTATTGATTCCCAGATCCACATATCCTGAATTTTGATTTCCGAAATCAGCGGTAGCTACAAAATCAGAACTAGCGCCTTGCGAATTAGAAAAATTTTGAATATTAATTTGCTGATAACCTGAATATAATCCAGTTACGTTTAGTAATGTATTAACATTGCCAGTAATTGTAACTCCAGTTGTAAAGGTTTTCGAACCACTAATAAACTGATCTCCAGTAGTTAAAACAACTGTTACTGCAACTGCACTGTTGACAATACTAGTTACAGAAGCATTGGTCGCATAATTACTAGTCAGTGTTCCGCTTAGAGAATTAATTGACCCGGCGAGTGTTGAACCAGTCGTCGCTAGATTACTTGTGAGCGTAGATCCGGTTGAAGCAAGATTTGTAATGGTCGCGTAGGTAGATGTTAGAGTTCCGCTTAGAGAATTAATCGACCCAGATAGGGCACCACTGGTCGAATAAATTGATCCAGTCAGCGTTCCGCTTAAAGATAATATTTGATTACTTAAAGTTGAACCAGTAGAAGCAACATTTAAGGCTAATGCAGAATACGAATTATTTAAAGAAGAGCTTAAAGCAGAAAGTGAACTTGCTGAAGCATAATTTTGCGAACTTAAATATAAAGTAGTGACAAGACTGTTATTTATAACATATCCACTTAAATAGGCGAAAGAACCACTTAAAGAATTAAAAGATGCCAGTGGTGTATATAAAGATAAATTTCCGGTAATATACCCACTAGGATTGCTTCTCGGATAGTAACCGCTTAACTGACCGGTAGTTGCGAACACTCCCGTACTACTCAAAGATGATGAGGTTACATATCCACTTGGATTAGAAAGTAATGGGTAAAAAAAGTTTTGCCCATAACCGCTAACAAGATCGGATATATTTGGAGCTAACTGTGTTTTGTTAATTAAACTTTGTGCCATAATTATTCCTCAATTTCACTATGCATTAATAGAAGCGCAGTTTTTGTATCTACACCATGCTTTTCGGCAATCTCTTGAACTTCTGCAAAATTGTCGGTTAACTGCACTGGATTATTAATATATTCCGCAATACTTTCCATCCACTTATCGGGAGATTCATTTATACCAATTGTTTCTGCAACTTCAGTCACAATCTTCTTTTGTTCTTTGGATAGTTTCTTTTTATTAAATTTTTCTTTTAGAGTAGTTTCAACACTAGCAACCAATAAGTCAAATTTTGTCAAATTTTCAGCAACCTTTGTTGCGGAAATTTTATTTTTAGGCCCAGCAGGAGAACTCTTACCAACTGGAGAAATTTTGCTTTGTGCTTTTGGTGTTCCACCAGTTCCCGAAGGCCTTCCCGCTCCCTCACCGCCGGGTATAAGTAGATTAGGATTATTAAGAACTGGCTGATAAAGACCTTCCTTGTGATATTCGGCAAGTTTACGCTGATTTTCCACACTCTCATTTGGAGTTGGTAGTCTACCAGTATCAATTGCAGTAACGCCCTCTTCTGGGGTCAAAACGCCGATCTCAATAAGTCTTGAATAAATTCTCGCCAAAGTACTATCATCTTTAAAGTCTACATCTTTAAATCTTGGAGTGGGAACAGATTTAAAACCAAGCTCTTTTGCAATTTCTTTAACTTCAGGCAATAAAAATTGATTCATAAACATTTCTCTAGAATGCTTTAATCTAGCAAGAAATACTTCAACTTTAGTTTGTGAGTTAGCATACTTTTCATCTCCCAATAGAATACTGTTTAAACCTTCCCTAATATCCTTGTCTACAATTTCATATTTTTTAGGATCGAGAATGTGGGCGATTTCTGGGATAACAAATTGAACTTTTGTTGTATAATCTGCCACCAGTATTCGCCCAACACTCTCGTTCTGAAAGATATTTGTTAGTGCCTGAATTTGTGCCTTACTTGGCATTCCAATTTCATCATTACCCATCGTGACAAGAAGAACCGCCTGTTGAACAGTACGACTAATTGCCATGTCAATATTCTTTAATTCCTGTTTCCAATTAATATCTCTAAGAACTGGGAACCCCATCGGAACACTAAATGGCTCATAATCCTGTTTTTTATAGAATACTGCCTTGACCTTATCAGGGTCTAGATAGAAGACCAGATAGGCATTTGCCTGAGAAATCTTTACTGTGTCTTGAATTTGTGCAAACTCTCTAATTTTTTCAGCTAATTTTTTGTCCTCATCTGTTTTTGGATTAGTAAGAAGCTGCATTTCAAAATCGTTAAGAACCTTAACATATCTAGGTGCAATAAAAGAAGCAGATCCGATTGATTGAATATCTGCAGGATTTAAAATTACATAACGAATAGGAATATCCCTTTCAGTTGCACCCATTAGTTGAGTGATTGTCATCATGTCTTCCTTCTTGAAGGTAGCATTTAACTTATACATGAATACATTACCACTTCTGAAATATTCCCTAAAGAATGAGTCCTGCAACTTCCAAAGATTAACTCTTTCCGCCCAAGCCTCAAAAAATCTTCTAGACTGCGCATTACCCCCACTAAAATAAATAGGAGAACAGCTAAATTCCGTCATTAGGTCAATTGTGTTACGGAAAATAGGATAGTTATAATAAGCTTTTTGACACAGAATAATACCATCACGAATACTAATATTTGAGGTATAATTACCACGGCCACCACTATAAATAAAAGGAACGATACCACCTTCAATATTAGCATATTGGGTTGTTCTAGTAATTGTTGCCGCGCGATTTCTTCTGGTGCCCGGTACTTGAGTATAAGTATCCGTATTATAAAAATCATCAGACGCATCGGCCTTGACCTCCATTATATTGTCTAAAGTTGCCGATCCAGCAATAAGAGATGGCTCAGGAACTACAAGGTTTTTCTTCGGCTTTTCCGCCGAGGCCCTTACTTCTGAATCTTTTGCCTTTACCGTTGATGCCTTCTTTCTCATTATATATTATAAAAGTCTATTACACTTAAATCTTTTTTTAAATCAGCACCGCAACAAAATCAGTGTTTTTTTTCTTTAAATTATCAGGGGTCATTATATCAAAATAACACTTTACACCCCAATTTCCCAACATTAAGGTTGTATAGTTATCTTTACGGGCACGGTTAACGCTAGTGGATTTACGAAGATTTGATGGTAAATCAAAACTTTGCGTTCCTCTAGAGGTACTTGTTACCTCAACGTTAGCGCACTGATCTTTGGTATCTTGAATAATAAAATCCTGCTGTTCGATAAAATCACGAACAGTTAATTTTTTAGTTTCATATTCATTATCTGCCTTATCGCCAATTCCCCTTGGGTAGACATAGTCCATCGGAAGATTCATTGTAAACATATTTTCTAGAATATCCGGATGGTTACTTGCCCTTGATGCAAACCAAATCTTCTTGTGATCAATACAAGTTTGTAGGTAAGAATTTGCACGTACTAGGAAGGAAGAAGTAAAGTATTGCTTAATACAAATAGCGCCGATATCTTTATTGTACTGCCTGCCCGCCTCCTTTAACATGGCAACATAATCTTCGTTTTCTTTATCAGAATCAAAGTCAAAAAACTTAATTTGTCTATTCATGTCCTTAAAAAACGTAGAATTATTCACGGCATCTATAAATGTATCGGCACCCGCATGGTCAATTACTATCAATGCTATATTGAAATTCTTATATATATAATATAAATATTTTATATGGTCTTGAAGTGAAGATCCTGCCGCCTGATACCCATGAACTAATATACCCTGCTTTTTTTGTTCATCAAGCTCAATTAAACTCATTGCAAAATAATCCGCACTCTTAGACGATGAGAAGTTAGGATCAATAGATAGAACATACTTTTTGTCTGGTTCTCCTACAATTTTTGTAGTAGGATATTCTCCATCTGGAATTGTACATTGAAACATTTTCTTTGGGGAGAAATAACTATCACCACCATCAATAAACCTAGCGGCGTACTCTCGCAAGAATGAGTTATGTGAACTTCCGCCATTTTTTGCCAACTGAATTGCCGCCTGATCTACCATGTGCGGAGGAAGCGCCTCGTAACTTAATTGTGAGATAAAGTAGGTGCCGGGCAGTTCTCCATTTGTTGACTCCTGTTGTTCTGGTTCCTCAATAAGTGAGGCCCATTGTTGATGAACTCTATATAAATGCTCAAATGTATAGCTGGCAGAACTTAGAGCTAACATCTGAGAAGTATTCTCAAAAATTTGCCGATTATCCTCATGAAGCAATCCTTTTTTAATTAATTCATCTTCTAATTTTCTAGTACGAATTCTATCACTAACATCTCTAGGTGAACTCAAGAATGGCATTAAAACATTATCAATAATATCCGGAGGAAGAAGTAGAAACTCATCGAGAATAAGAACGTTGGCGCGTATACCACGAATTTTTTCTCCAGTTAGAGGGATAGCCGTAATACTACCACCATTAATAGTCCATTCGTATTGGTCATTACGCTTCATCTTAGCTCCAAAACATTGCAGGGCCAATGCGGCAGCCGGAGTGGCCAAGAATTTTTCAATTTCATTAAACAGTCTGCGGCTAGTACGAAAGTTAATAGATGCTATGAGTATTTTTGTACCCGGTTCAAAAATGCATTTTAATACGCAATAAACTGCTGCAGTAAAGCTCTTTGCACAACCACGACCCCAAACCAGCATGCAATAATTTCTATGAAAGAATGATTTAAGGGTAAGCTCTTGATAGGACTCTAAAGTAATGCCCAACATGAGTTCAGTTGTAAATGCCAAATTATGTCTTAAAAATTTAGCTAGTGAAATTCTGGCCTCTGCATCAGT